TTCTGCCGGTACTGGACGAGACAGACCCAAACCCTACGGACGCGGCACCTACCGCCGCCAACTAGCAGAAGTACTGGTCGCGGTCGGTTGGTGGCCCAGCGACATTGTGTTTGACTCAAAAGACTTGGCAACGGTCATTAAAGTGCTTAACGAGGCAAACAAAAAACGGAGATGACGTGAACCAAGTGTCAACAAAGATTGAGGTCGTCGGGCTTAAAGAAGCTTTGAAGACCATCAACAAGATTGACAAATCTTTGCGCCGTGAAATCACCAAGGATTACAAGAAAATCGTCCAGCCAGTTATTGACGACGCCAACAAGCTTGTGCCGTCTCGTGTGCCGTTGTCTGGTATGGCGCGCAACTGGAGCACTCGATCAGGGTTCAAGATGTTGCCGTGGATACCAGGCATGAAACAAAAAATTGCCGCCAAAATCAACACGCGAAACATTAAGGAATACGGTGGTAACAAGTCGAATGTCGGCACGTTTGTTATTCAATGGCAGGGCGCGACTGGCACAATGTTTGACACATCCATGGAAGGCGCATTAGGGCGCGAATTAAGTGAACGCTACGGTGATCGTTCGCGAGTAATGTGGAAGGCGTACGAGCAACGCGAAAACGATGTCATGTCCGAGATGGAGCAGTTGGTGAAGCGCGTCATGAGCGAAGCGAATAGAGAGACCGCGTAATGGCAATCAATATCCCGATCATCAGCGAGTTTGACGGCACAGGGGTAAAGAAGGCTGTCAAACAATTCCAGCAACTTGAGACCGTCGGCGAAAAAGCACAGTTTGCGATTAAGAAAGCGGCGATTCCTGCAGCTGCGGCGCTCGGCGGTTTGGCTATTGCGCTTGGTGATGCAACCAAAGCCGCAATGGAAGATCAGCAAGAGCAGGCGGCCTTAGCGCTTACTTTGCAAAATGTGACTGGCGCTGGCGCCGCACAGACTGCACAGGTAGAAAAGCAGATCAGCGCAATGAGTCGAGCGTCTGGCGTTGCTGACACCGAGTATCGCAAAGCCTTAGAAGCTCTTGTGCGCGGTACCAAAGATGTTGGCATTGCCATGAACGACATGAACCTTGTCATGGACATCAGCACGGCCACCGGCATGGATTCTGCCAGCGTCGCTGACGCGCTTGCTAAGGCATATCAAGGCAACTTTAAGGCGCTCCGATCGTTGAGCCCAGAGATGTCAACCATGATTAAAGAAGGCGCAAGCCTCAACGAAGTCATGGACGTGCTTGGTGGAACATTTGGTGGCGCAACTGCCAAAAGCGCTGAAACCGCTGCAGGCAAGATGAAGATTTTTAAAAACTCAATTGGCGAAACCAAAGAGTCAATCGGTGCAGCCTTGTTACCTGTGCTCGAAGCCGTATTGCCTGTACTCAACAAGTTCGCTGCATGGGCTCAAGACAACCCTAAAGCATTCTTGGCAATTGCCGCAGCCATCGGCGCGGTCGCAGCCGCCATCGTGGTAACCAATATTGCCATGGCACTTAACCCGTTTGCTCTGATTGCTGCCGGCATCGCATTGCTCGTCGTTGCGCTCGTGGCCGCATACAACAAGTTTGAGTGGTTCCGTGACGGCATCAAACTAATTGTCAACACCATCACAGGCTTTTTTGAAGGCATGGTCAACGCAGCAGTCACCGCTGTAAACCTCATCATCAAGGCTTACAACTCAATCCCAATTTTGCCGAACATTCCAGAAGCACCAAAACTATCTATTCCGCAACTCGGCGCAGGTCAGGCGGCGCGACCAGTTGCAGGACGCTTGGGGGTGCCTCGAATGGCTGAAGGTGGCATCGTGACAAGCCCAACATTGGCGCTGATCGGTGAGGCAGGCCCAGAAGCCGTCGTGCCATTAGATCGCATGGCTACGGGCGGCGGCGTAACCATCAACGTGACTGGCGGTCTTGCCACAAGCGCCGAGATCGGTGAATCTGTTGTTAACGCGTTGCGCGCCTACTCACGGAGTGCAGGGCCGTTGGCTCTGAACATTGCCTAATGCCAGGCGTTGCGGTTGTTGATTCAGGTAATTATGACCTGCAAATAGAAACAGGGTTCATTGTTAACTCATTCACGCTTGACAACGTGACATCTGGAGTTCTTGACAACACGTTCTTTGTGCTTGACGGAAACACAGAATATGCCGACGTAATGGCTGACTGCACGCAAGTAAATGTAAGGCGCGGACGTCGAGACATTGGCGATCAGTTCAGCGCAGGCACAATGACGTTTACTATCCGCGACGTGGACGGCATTTTTAACCCGTTTGACGACAACAGCCCGTATTACGACACACCGCAATCCAAGCCAGGTCTTGCACCAATGCGTAAAGTGCAGCTCATCCGCTACGACCAAACAGACACACCTGAATACCTGTTTTCGGGTTATGTCGTTAACTATGACTACAACTTTGCTTTAGGCGGCTTGGACACCGTGACGGTCTATTGCGCTGACCAGTTTTATTTGCTTGCACAAACCTTTATGAACGAATTAAACGTCACCGCCGAAACATCAGGCGAACGCATAGAAACCGTGCTCGATCTACCAGAAGTAGATTTTCCTGCGCTACAACGCAACATCGCAACAGGCACAGTCAACCTTGGTCACGACAGCAACTACACCGTGCCGGCAGGAACAAACGTGCTGCAATACATAACCCAAATCAATGAGACAGCAGAGTTTGGGCGTGTCTTTATGTCAAGGGACGGCACGCTCACATTTCAGGAACGCATTGGAACAACCCTTAGCCCGTCTGTAGCCGACTTCCATGACGATGGAACTCAAATTAAGTACGACGGTCTTGGCATTTCGTTTGAGGCGAACGAGGTAATCAACAGGTCTGTGGTTACAGGGCTAGACGGCAAGACTGCAACAGCGACCAACGCAGGTTCTATAGCGGAATACTTTATCCAGACAAGCAGCATCCTTAACAGCCTGCTCCACGAGCAAACCGCCATAAACACCGCTGCCAGTTACCTCTTGAATCCAACACCCGAACCACGGTTTACATCGGTAGAAACCAAGTTCCTAATGCTAACCGACGCACAAAAAGACACGCTGGCAACCGTAGAAATAGGCGACACGATCGCAATAGAAAAGACGTTCCAAAGCGGTGCTGGCACGACCCAGTTGGCACAAGATTTAAGCGTTGAAGGCATCGAGCATTACATGGATTTTGCCACAGGCCATCGTGTGCTGTACTCAACTTCCCCAACCGTCATTGTTTATGAGCTGATCTTGGACAACCTCACATATGGCACACTTGACCAGTTCAATGTTTTAGGATAGGAGTCACTATGGCAACCCCAACCACACTTCCGGCAACCTTTGTCGCAGGCAACGTTTTGACCGCTGCACAGATGAACGATTTGCGTGGCGCGTTTCGCGTTTTGCAAGTTGTGTCAGCAAACCAAAATGCACAAGCAAACAATTCAACAAGCACTTATGCTGACACAGGTTTATCTGCAACCATTACACCTAGTTCTACTAGTAGCAAAATACTTGTTTTAGTCAATCAGGCAGGATTTGCAAAAGGTGGTGTAAATACGGCAAGTTGCGTTGATGTGATTTTATTGCGTGGCGCAACAAACATTACTCAATTTGTAAGTGCAGCAGGTTATACCAATTCAACAGCCGATAACTATGTAGGCAACAGTTCATGTATGTATTTAGATAGCCCAGCCACAACTTCTGCGACAACATATAAAACACAATTTAGAAATCAAATGAATGTTGCGGGTGTAACCGTTCAAGTAGGTAACTCTGTTTCAAACATTGTTTTACTGGAGATTTCAGCATGATAAACCCACCAATGGTTCAGTTACTACTTGACGCAGGTTATGAAACTGGTTGGGCTTTGTTAGGTGACGAACTGACGCTATGGCTGTTAGACGAAGACCCACCAGCACCACTAAAACGCCCCGTTACAGAACCACCAGCCAAAACCACTAAGTAATGCGATGGCGTTACCTCATCGGCTACGGCGCTCTAATAGCAGTCGTCTTGTGGGGTTGCGCTGGATGCGGTTATGACGGCTCATATCGCTACCCTTGCCAAGACCCAGCCAACTGGCAAAAACCTGAATGCGAACCACCGCTTTGCAACCCGTCTGGAACGTGCACACGGGATTTGATCTATGAGACCACGCCTTAAACCCGAGGAGCTTCACGCTCGACTAATCGTTGTTGTCGGAATTATCCTCGCCAGCGTGTTTGCCATCACCGTGCTTGGGTTTGTTTATGCGCTGATGTTTGTGACCCAGCCGATCGGTCATCAAAGCCCTAACGATTCCGCATTTATAGACCTGCTATCAACCCTCACCGTCTTTATGACTGGCACGTTGTCAGGCTTAGTGGCCTCAAACGGGCTAAAATCAAAAGCAAAAGAAGGAGCCAAAGATGTTGAAGCCTAAAGACAAAGCCCTACTCGCCTCATACGGTCGCTCAATGTTCGCTGCCGTCGTTGCGCTTGCAGTAACAGGCAACACCGACCCATCCGCATTATTAGCAGCTGCAATTGGCGCAGTCTGCCCAACAGCGTTGCGCTACTTCAACCCTAAAGACATGAAGTTTGGTCGTGGCAGTAGCCAAGGCTAAGCCTGGCGTGCCAAACGCACGCGACTACATCGGCAACGCTGACGGTGCATCACCAGCGCCACGTGCCGGCATGAACGAATGGATTAAACAAGCAATCGCCGCATCAAATGGCGCGCTGTGGAACAACGGTTCATGGGGTCAACGTGACATGCGCGGTAAGCCAGGGTCTTTGTCGGTTCACGCAACTGGCAGAGCAGTTGACATGTCATATCGCAAATCAGAAAAAAACCCAAAAGCAGGACGCAAAGAAGCGTTGGTCTTTATTGAGAAACTTGTTGCCAACGCCAACGATCTCGGTTTGCAATGTATTTTGGATTACTTCCCAGAGCCACAGGGTCGAGCATGGCGTTGCGATCGGTACGCATGGCAAAAATATGACAAGCCAACAATCCACGGTGCACCAGGTGGCGACTGGTTTCATATTGAGATAACCCCACAGGCCGCCGACTCGGTGATTTGGGTTAAAGCCGCATTCTTAAAGGTGTTCGGGGAAATCCCACTCAAGGCTTGATCTATGTTCTAAGGTCGGAGTACCGACAAAAGGACAGGCAATGACTGACCCACAGATAGTTGATTACAGCGTCTATACAGGAGTGATGGACAACGGCCAAGAAATCTTGGTGCAGATATTTTCTAGCCCAGAGTCGGGCAAGTTCCTAATGGGACAAATCGCATTCAGATCGCACGCATCCAGTTGGGGCGTGCCCATACCTTTGGAGAAACGATGAACCATTTTGCAGAAAAAATCATTGGGTTAGTACTTTGTACCGTTTTCGGTTTTACGGTCGCTGTAGGGGCTCCTGACGCGTCTGGTAGCCCGTCTGGGACTATCGCCTTGGCGCCGTTTGAGGTGCAGCCATACCTGATTGAGCCGACCACGACGACAAGCTCAACGATCTACATTGACCCGTACAGCTCGGCGTGTGAGCAGTTCAGCGCGCTTGCCGTGAATCTTGGCTGGCCTGCCGATGAGCGCACCGTGCTCGAGTCTGTGATGTTTAGAGAATCGCGCTGCATACCTCAAAGTGTCAACTCAAATGATCCAAATGGGGGCTCACGTGGACTAATGCAGATCAACGGATTTTGGACACCATGGCTAACCGATGCCGGCATTATCAACCAAGTGGATGATCTGTTACAGGCTCAAACTAATCTGCTCGCAGCGTTAGCAATTTACAACTACGGCGTTGACAAACACGGTTACGGCTGGGGGCCATGGAGTGCAACTAAATGAGTGAAGGTTGTGCATGGAATCAAGGCGAACTTACTGAAGAAACCCGACAAATGGTATTGGAGCAAGCAATGACAACAAGACACGAAATGGCAATCTTTGATTTGATCAACCAGATCGCAGACACAAGCTCAAACCCACACGCCAGCATTATTAGACGTTTGCGCGCAATGCAAAACTCGCTGTCATTAGAAGACCCGATGCCATTGCACGATGTGACTACACTCGACTTAGCAATCAAAGCACTACAAGCACATTCCTAACCGACAAGGGAGATTCCGACAATGAAAACCTGCACAATTTGCAAAGAAATCATCGCCTACCCAGACATTCAAGGCAAAACACATTTTGTATGTGACGGCCGTGTGCCGGCAAGAAAACAAGCGCCATTTATCCAAGGGATGTTGGCGTCACAGTCGTCTGCTGATGCGCGTTGGACAAAGATTGAACAAAACCAAGTTGATGCTGCGATCTTGCACGTTGCGCGCACCAAAGGGTTTTTCACATCTGACGACATTTGGAAGCATTTGGGCGATCAGTTCCCAGTTACTAAGGGGATCGCTGGACGCCTTAATGCAGCTGCGCGTCGTGGCATTATCCGAAACACAGGCGAACTGGCATACGCACAGCGCGGTGGCGCGCATGACCATGCACAACGTTTAAGCGTCTGGGCAGGCATCTAATGGGCTTTGACCTAAGCAACTATGAGACAGTCGAGCAACGGCTAGTCAGGTTTTGGGCTGCATACCCAAACGGTCGCGTTTACACGTCAATGATGAACTACACAGGCGACGCGTGCGTGTTCTATTGCGAACTGTACGCAGACAAGTTTGACAAGGTGCCAGTTGCTACGGGATACGCAGAAGAAGTCAAAAGCGATCGCGGTGTCAACGCAACCTCATTTGTTGAGAATTGTGAGACCAGCGCTATTGGTCGCGCTATTGCTAACTGCCCGCTGCAGGCTTCTGCTAGTGGCCCTAGGCCGTCCCGTAATGAGATGCAAAAGGTTGAGCGCTTAACAACATCACCACAACCGCAAGTGCACACACCCTCTGGCGCATTTGCCACACCTAAGCAAATTGGTTACATCAAGAAACTTGCTAAGGACGCAGGGCTTGATGATCTTGGTCTGTTGGAGATGATTCACCGTGAACTGAACGATGACAGCGCGGTGTTAGAACTGCTTAAATCGCATGAAGCAAGCAAGATGATTGAGCGCTTAAAATGATGCTGTTTGTGCTTGTCAACATTGCTGGCGTGTTGCTTGGTCTGATGCTGACGCTGTTTGTGATGATGTTTGCAGAAGACCCAAGAACTGTTGCTGGTCGTAAGCGCGGTCAGCAATGAAACTTGACGCCAAGATAAGCGAAGCCGACTTTAAGGACATGGTGATCAGCGTCGCTAAGCGTTACGGCTGGTTGGTGCATCATGATCTGCCGGCACAGAACAGTCGAGGACGCTGGATGACGAACGTGCAAGGCGATGCAGGATTTCCTGATCTGTTTATGGTGCACCCATTCCAAGGCGGTCGCCCGTTGGTTATTGAGTTGAAGGCAGAGAAGGGTAAGACAACACCTGGACAAAAGATTTGGTTAAACGCTTGTGAGATGGCTGGATGTCATGCAGCGGTCTGGAAGCCAAGTGACATGGAGTACATTCTCTACACGCTTAGCAATCCCAGAGCATAAACAATCGGCTAGTAGCACGACCTAAGCCCGTCGCAGGGCAGTTGGTGACACACGGAAACGTGGGTAGACGGTCGCGCCTCAAATCATGCAAGACGAAATGGTTTGGGCAATGCGACTGGGCGATCAGTAAACAGACTGATGAAGTGAAGCAATAGGGATCTGGGATGGGCAATCCAGAGGGTGGAGCATTCACACAACTCTTGACCCACAGATGACATACAGTTAACAAACAAAGAAAGCACCGAATTGAACCCGACAACAAACACAACCCACCAGGACCGAGGACAAGGCGCGCAAGCGCCGCGTCAGCGCAAGCGAAGCGCGCGAGCATGACACGCAAACTAACCGAACACGACACAGCAATCTACAAACAAGCCCGTGCCGAACTACTGCGCGACCAACCATTGTGTCATTGGTGCAAACGCAACACAGCAACAGAACTTGACCATCTTGTTGAATCAGATAAAGGGGGCACGATTGAAGATGGTTACGTTGCAGCTTGTAAACCATGCAATTCTGCTCGAGGCGCAACGTACCGCAATCGCAAATTGGCAAACGCAAAACAAAATCGGGAAAAAGCAATAAACGATTTTTTATACAGCAATCAGATGCC